ACTACTTACTCAATGGAAGAAGGAACTCCGGAGCGAAGCGAAGCCAAACTTTTCACTGCCCCTCTACATACATATGTTCAAAGGACAATGAGATGACACTCTCGTCGAGAGCCAAGAACAGACTGATCGCGGACATCAACGAAGCGTTCTCTACACTTGGCAACAAACTGCCTGCACGTTCAGGCAACAACCACGAACCACTAGCGTATGAGTACTTCATTGCCAGCCATCTTGCTAAGATCGCTGAAGGCAGACGCGACGAAGCGATGAAGAAGGCAGTCAGTGCAGGCATCATCCCTGACGTGACTGATCCTAAAGAGCAGCGTGAGCCTGGAACAAATGAGTTCGTATTCGATGGTGAGATCGTTACCATCCTGTTGACTGTAGCCAAGCCGCGTGTGCAATACGACATGAAGGTGTTGTCGCAACATCTGCTTGATGCCAAGGTCAAGCCTGCTGTTGTCAATGCAGCCATTGAAGCTGCAAGCAAACAGACTAGAGCAGGGCATCGCTTCACTACTATGCTGCGAACCAATGGAGACAATCCATAACCCAGACAACGAGTGTCGTCTACATTAGTAGGCGACACTCTCCTAGGAGAACCAATGAACGGCATTGTCCTGAACATGCCTACAACGACTAAGCCTAAAGAAGAGAGCCACAATTATCGTGGCCAACGTTACATGTTACGATTTGATCCTCATGCATCTGAGAACCAGCAGTGGACCTGGACTGTCTCATACACAGTTGTGTATCCTTACTATGGCAGTGCGTCCTCACTCCCCAATGCTAAACGTGCCGCTGAACGAAAGATCCGAACACTGGTAGGACAGAATGAACGATGGAGCGAATGATCCTGACACAGTAGTTGACGCCTACGATACACCTACACAACGAGCATCCATCAACCGTCTGTCTGTAGACGACTTGGATGCATGGCTCACTGCTATACGTGCAAGACGATTGGCTACTGTGCAGAAGCTAGAAGCAGCAGCCAAGGTGCGTGCTGATGAAGTGCGACTCGTTGCATTCCTCAAGTATGAGAAGCAATACCAGCGTGCCAAGTCAGCACTGCAACGACTTGATGACATGACTGATAAGGTAGAAGTCATAGTGCATAAGTGCAGACTGCTTGCCTTGGCAGCAGAGCTTGAAGTGTCAACTGAAGGAGAGGATGATGCCAACTGTTAATGGACCAGTGCGTGCTCGTGATCTGCGTGCGGCCATCATAGAGATGGGCTTCGATGCAGGCATAGTGCATATACTCGAACGATTGCTTGACGAGCATATACAGAACAGGCAACATCTCCGAGACATGGCCTCACTGCTTGATCAGAGCATTGATAAGATCAGCCAGATGGTCAATGTCGGTAGCAGCATCACGCAGCAAATGGATCAGTTGAAGCGTGATCGAGCAGCAGGAGATGAAATTGACCACAGTCAAAGGGACAAGCCATGAACTCACACTGCGAAACATCGAACCAGGCGATGAACAGCTAGAAGCGTTTGACTACACCAAGCTCACAGCCATCAACACATGCCCTACTTGGGGCATCACACGCTACCAGATGCATCTACGAATGCCACAGCAAGGACGCTCATTGGCCCTTGAGGCAGGCCATGCACTGCATGAAGTGTTCGCATTCGTTCGTCTGGCAACACTGCTGGGCCAGCTACAGGAGCATGGCAAAGACCAAGACTACATCGACAAGGTGTATGCGTGGCATGGCCTGCGTCTGTTCAGTGACGAGCGTCTGCGGCACATCAGCGAACAGATCAGTACAGCTACAGATGCACCTGATGTCTGCAAGCGAGGAGCCATAGCCATCCTTGACACATCTGGCTACTACGACGACCCAAGAGACAAGCGTCGCACACTGTCCAACATGGAAGAAGCTGCATATGCATACATCAACCGTTGGCGCTACGATCATCCTGTGTGGTATCGTAGCCTTACTGATCCTACAGCCGATGTGGGCATTGAGATACCATTTGAGCTACATGCTTCTATTACTGGTGACGATTACTTTCAGTTTCGCTTTGTTGGCCGCTTGGATGGCATCCACTATGATGGGGCGAAGCGTCTCGTCGTCCATGACAACAAGACAGCCAGCCGTCTGAACGATGCATGGTCACAGTCACAGGTCACGTCACATCAGTACTCTGGATATTGTGTCGCTGCGACGCACTTCACACAACAGGTGGTATCTCGTGCTACAGCATTAGGACTTGCATTGCCACAACCACGGACGTATGAGTATGGAGGCTATCAAGCTGAGAGTATGGACAGGCATGACTACCACCTAGTTCGATGGGTGGATTGGATTGTCCATACGCTACGGATCGCACGGCAATACCATCACAATCCGATTGCAGCACCGAAGTACACTCATAGCTGCAATCGTTACTTCCAGCCATGCTCACTCATACCCTTCTGTTACGGAGACGACAACGAGCAATCACGCATACTAGGTGAGATGGAGTTCGACCAATGGAGTCCACTGGTGAAAGGAGTGTTGGACGGCGTAGGATCGGAGTAACCCTAACCCTTACGAGGATCGCAATGGACAACATCGAATGGCGTAAAGCATACAACCAAGCAGTCAACCATGCAGAGCGCATCACTGCACCTGACAGCAAAGAGGCAGTGATGCTCATACTGCAACTACTCAATGGCCTGTATGAGATGATCGAAGAGATGCAACTATCAGAGGACTGCTGATGTCAACAACACTTCCACAGTTCCACAAGCCAACGTTCGATGAGGCACGTATCAACCTGCTCGTATGGGGACCGAGCGGTTGTGGCAAGACGACACTAGCAGCGACTGCTCCTGGCCTCAAAGCCTTTGTGCAGTTCGACAATCAAGGCACGACCAGCATCGCCAATCGTGAGGACTTCGCACTGCTTGACTTGAGTGGTGCATCGTTCAGACAGACGATGATGGAGTTCAACAAGATTGATCCGTTCGGCATGCGTGCATTCCTACAAGCCAATCCACAAGTGGAGACAGTTGTCATTGACAGCATCACTACACTGTCATTCCAAGCGTTGCAGTATGCAGTCACCATAGCAGGAGGTAAGTCCAACATCGAAGTGCCTGGCATGAATGGCTACGGCACACGCAACAACGTCATGCGTCGTGCAGTGCAAGTCATCATGCAGATATGCAGTGAGCAGAAGAAGCATCTCGTTGTCATCACGCATGAAGCTGCGCCTGACAAGGATGAACAGGGCAACACTGTAGAGATCACCATGTCCTTGTCATCGTCACTGGCCAATGATGTGTCACTGCGCTTCAATGAAGTGTGGCACATGCAGGACACTGGCAAGGAGCGACTGATCTATGTCAGGCCACATGGCGTGTATAAACCATGCAAGTCTAGGATGTTTGCAGACAGTCAGGATGCTCGCTTCACATGGAGATACAATGCCGACATGCTAGAGGGCAGTGGCATTGTTGATTGGTTCACACAATGGAAGGAGACAGGTGGCAAGAAGATACCACTACCAAAGAAATAGGCCGCTCCCGTCAGGAACGGCCCAAGTTGAAGTCCACACAAGGCCACAGACATATGGCCCATCACCCCTAGGAGATCAACCACCATGAGCGGTTCAAGCTCGATCATGCGCTTCAGCCAGGACATCGCCTCGGCTGAGGCCCCGCCTCCATTGCCTGCACGCCAATACAAGGCAGAGGTCATCGGTGCATCCATCCGTCCGGCTGCATCATCAGGTGTCAACTACCTGAACTTGCAGTTCCGCATCCCAGCAGAAGAGTATCCTGCTGACTTCCCAGATGGTGATCCGGATGGCACAGTGTTGTACTACAATCGCATACCGACTGAAGACAAGCCACGCAATCGCTACCTCATTCGTCGTGCTATGGAGCGGCTTGGTGGTCCATTGTCAATGGAGATCGACTGCAATGCGCTGATTGGTCTGTGGGCGAACATCGAAGTCGTCCATCAGGAGTACGAAGGCGAACAGCGCGCGTCGATTTCTAAGCTGCTCGATCCGTAATAATCATGCATGTGCGGTTGCAATCTGTAGCCGCACATGCTACACTCTATGAGTTATAGGCCCAACCAATCAGGAGGTATCATGTCTGCAACTACCCAAGTGCGTCCCGGCGCACCGACACCACAGGCAAACGGTGAGCAGGCCAAGCCGAAGCGTTCTCGTTCGCCGTCTGCGCCGCGTCCTGCCTACATCGTAGTGCAGGTCACAGACGAACAGGGCCAGCCACAGCAGTTCGACAAGCGCCGCATGAAGGTGATTGGCGTGCATCGTGAGGCTGACAAGGTGCTGGAACTGGTCGAGGCAGGGGATCATCCCAACGCCTTCTACCTGCGTGTGATCGTCCCAGGTGGCTCTAGGGCTGGCTCGCCTAACAAGCCAAAGGACTGACCTTGCAAGGACACATGTAGGTTGAAGGGAAGGGCCGTAGCGTGGGAGCGATACGGCCCTTTCTCTTTCACATCCCGTACTCACATTAGGAACTGCACATGTCGGAACAAGACCTTACACAACTGTTCCCTGGCTTGCCTACGAATGTGCCTATCGAATGGGATGAGTTACAACAACAAGCCATTGACGCATGCTGTGACACAAGCAAGCGCATCGTAGCAGTCACAGGCAAGGCTGGCACTGGTAAGACACTGCTGCTGCGACAGGTAGCACACAACCTAGAAGCAGCAGGCTACACTGTGCAAGCATGTGCGCCGACTGGTAAGGCTTCGAAGCGAATACAGGAAGCGACTGGTCTGTATGCAATGACCAACCATCGACTGCTTGGCTATGGCATGCCTCGTGAGATCGAAGTGGATGACGACAGGACAGGTGACAAGAAGATCATCTCAGTGTCCACTGGTCCACGCTTCAAGGTAGGCAACCCACTGCCATACGACACCATCCTGTGTGATGAGTATGCGATGGTGAACCAAGAGATCAATCGCAACCTGATAGATGCACTGAAGGGTGGCGCACGCATCTGCATGTTCGGTGATGTCAACCAGTTGAAGCCCATTGAAGAGGATCATCGCCTTGACACGCAGCCCTCAGCCTTTCAGAACGCGCTCGCACGGTTTGGTGGTATCACTCTGGATACCATCCACAGGCATGACGCAGGCTCGGGCATTGCTTCGAACGCAGCACTCATCTTGCTTGGAAGGATGCCTAGGGTCACTGAAGACTTCAAGCTCAGGCAAACGGACCAACCTGTTCGTGCAGTGCAAGAGTTCATTGAACTGTCCAGTGCGGCAGGACATAGCTACGCTGATACAGACCACCAAATCGTCACCTGCATGAACAAGTCATGGATTGGCACTCAGCGTCTGAACCTGATCATCCAGTCCATGTTCTGGCAACGTGAGAGGCCATTCCTTGAACTGCCACGCTACAAGATAGCAGGCAAAGACATGCCACCTATTCGCATTCAAGTAGGTAGCAAGGTAGTCTACACAGCCAACTCGTATGACTTGGATGGCACAGGCACTGCCTATGCATTCAATGGTGAGACAGGCATAGTGCAGAACATCGACTTCATGGAGGGCAGTGTAGAGATCGACTTCAACGATCGCACTGTGGTCATTCCTCCTGTGATGATCGTGGTCAAAGACAATGGTGTGGTGCAGGAGCAAGACCCACGACGCAACATCGACTTGGCCTATGTGGTGACGACACATAAGATGCAGGGCAGTGAAGTCAAGCACGTGTGCTACGTGCTGAACAAGTCTACACTGTGGGGCCAGTCACGTCGCAACTTCTACACAGCCGTCACCAGGGCACGTGAGCATTGCACAGTGTTCTGTGATCCACATAGCTTGGCCAAGTCAACGAGGTTCGCAGGATGATGATAGCTCCGGTTGCCAACATCAAGGAGATGAACAGTGAACTTTATGCTGTGGTCAGTGCTAGTGGCCTTGTGTTCGACTGTGGTTGCGCTGGCCGTCTGGACGCTACAATTGCAATCGTGGCTGAAGCTCCTGGAGACAGAGAGGTTGCACTCAAGCAGCCTCTTATTGGCGGCTCAGGAAAGTACCTATGGGATCGGCTCCGCACTGACCGCATCACACGCAACGATGTCTACATCACCAACGTGTGCAAGCGTAAGCTCGTGTCAGCAGCAGAAGGACATGCCATCACAGACAAGCAAGGCAAGATCACACTCACCAAGCAGGAACGAGTGCAATGGCGTCATATACTTCTCCAAGAACTCAGTAGGCTGCCTAATCTGCAATACGTTGTTGCATTGGGAAGTCTTGCACTCCAATCACTTGTCGGCTACGAGGCGATCACTCAAGCACGAGGATCTGTGTTTCCCATTGACCTCAACGGGCGTCGAGTGCAGGTCTTGGCAACCTACAACCCCGCCCATGTGATGCGTGAACCACGTATGGAGATCGTGTTCAGGTTCGATCTAGACAAGCTGGCACGTCTGCGTAGAGGGGAGTTCAGTGTTCCAAGCATACACACACTTACGAACCCTTCATTTGCAGAGGCAATGGACTGCATACGTTGGATGCATACTGTCAAGGCGCCAATCGCCTACGACATTGAGACAATGGCTGGCGAGACTGCATGTGTCGGCTTTGCGCCTTCGAACAGCGAAGCGATCTGTATTAACTTCCGTTCACAGGGACGCAATCACTTCACGCTTGGTGAGGAGAGACTGGTTAGGCTCGCCATTCATGACCTACTCAATGATGGGAGACTACGCTTCATCACACAGAATGGGCACTATGATGCATCATGGCTGTGGTTCAAGGATCGTATACATGTACACAAGCACTACTTCGACACGATGCTGGCACATCATACTCTATACCCACCGTTGCCACATGATCTTGGCTTTATCACAGCGCAGTATACTGACCATCCCTACTACAAGGACGAAGGACAACTATGG